ATGACCGTGCGCCAGGCGGTGCAGAGCTTCGGCAAGGCCAATGCCCCGTGGGTGCTGAACTCCTACGACACCTCGGACTATCACAAGCAGGTCGATATCTATCAGGCAATCGAGCCGAACGCGGACTATGACGGCGCGCGCCTCGACGCGAAGCCGTGGCGTTCGTGCTACTGGGACGGCAAGGACGACCGCAAGAACTCCATCCTGCGCGAGAGCGGCTACCACGAGCAGCCCTTCTGGGCCCCGCGCTGGGACGTGGTCGGCGGCGATACCTACGGGGTCTCCCCGGGCATGGAGGCCCTGCCCGCCCTGCGCGAACTTCAGATGCAGTCGAAGCGCCGGAACGAGGCCATCGACGCGATGGTCAAACCGGAGAAGATCGTGCCGCCGTCGGTCCGCCTGACCGGCGAGCCCGGCCGCACCGTGACGGGCACCGGCGTCTCCCAGGATCAGATCATCGTGCCCTACCAGATGCCCTACCAGGCGGTGCAGGCCATCGGGCAGGAGATCGACAAGTGCCGGATGCAGATTGACGGGCTGTCGTTTGCCGACCTGTTCAACGCGATCACCAACATGCGCGGGGTGCAGCCGCGCAACGTCGAGGAGATCGCGGCGCGCAACGAGGAAAAGCTGACCCAGCTCGGCCCGGTGATTGAACGCGTTGCCAATGAGAAGCTCAACCCGGCTATCGACAGGGCGTTTGGGATCATGCTTCGCGGCAACATGCTGCCGTCCATCCCGGAGAGCCTGTCCGGGGTCCAGATCGACGTCGAGTTCGTCTCAATCCTGACCCAGATGCAGCGGATGGTCGGGATCGGCCAGATCGAGCGGACCATCGGCTTCATCGGCAACCTGGCCGGCGCGGACCCGCAGGCCCTCGACAAGCTCAATACCGACGAGACGATTGATGAGTACGCCTCGCGCGCGGGCATGCCGTCGAAGCTGATCCGCTCCGACAAGGACGTTCAGCAGATCCGCGCGGCGCGCCAGCAGCAGCAGCAGGCCGCCCAGGCCGCCGCGACCATGCCTGCGGTCCGTGACGGCGCCGACGCGGCGAAGCTGCTCAGCGAGACCGATGCCGGCGGCGGATCCCTGCTCCAGCGGGTCATGGGCCAGTGACAGCCGATTTTATCGCAACGGATGCGGAATTCCTGCTCTCGCGCCCGGAGTTTCGACGCTTCCTCTTCGCCGCGATTCAAAGCGCCGGTATCCTCGGCCATTACGCTCCTGCCAACGGGCAATTGGGGCGTGATCTCGGCCATTTCGAGGGACGTCGGAGCCTGGGGTTCGACCTGCTGCGAATGGTCGATGCTGGACAGCCTGAGCCCCTGCGCTCGGCCGAATGTCTTGCGACCGTCTCCGCAGCAATCCGCGAAGCCATGACTCCACCCCCCAAGGAGAAGACCCGTGACCGACGTAACGACCTCGACCGCTACAACGACCTCCCCGAGTGACGCCCCGGCTGGTGGCGCCCCAGCTGTCGAAGCGCCCGCAACCGCTCCGGCCGCCGCAGCCGCGCCCGCTGCTACCTCCGACACAACCGACGCCACCCTGCTCGGCGGCGATGCGCAAGAAGCGCCCCCGACGGAAGCTAAAGCCGACGGTGAGGCCCCGGCCGGGCCCCCGGAGAAGTATGAACTCGCTCTGGAAGGGGTCGAACTTGACCCTGATCTGGTTGGCGAAGCTGAGCCGATCCTGCGCGACCTCAAGCTGAGCAACGACCAGGCCAACGCTCTGCTGCCGCTCGCGCCGAAGATCATGGCGAAGGCGCAGGAAGCGACCATTCAGCAGATGATCGAAGCCGGCGCCAAGCAGCGCAAGGACTGGCTCGATGCCTTCAGCGCCGATCCCGACATCGGCGGCGCCAAGCGGGAAGAGACGGAGCACCTCGCCGCCAAGGGCCTCGATGCCCTCGGCTACGGCAAGGATCACGCCTTCCGCAAGGCGCTCAACGAATCCGGCTTCGGCAATCACCCCGACATGATCCGCGCATTCCGCCGGATCGGCGAGATGGTTGGCGAGGACGGTAGCTTCGTCAGGTCGAATGACGGGGTTCAGGACCAGCCCAGGGGTTGGCTCGATCGCTACAAACCCGAGTAACAGGAGGGAAATACCATGGCCATTCTTGGCTCCACCTACCTGAGCCTCATCGACGTGATGAAGCAGTCCGGTGACGGACTGAATGAAGTCGCCGAGGTTCTGCACCGCCTCAACCCGTTCCTGAAGGACGCCAACGTCCTGACGTGCAACATGGGCACCAAGCACAAGTCGGTAATCCGCACCGGCCTGCCTGCCGTGTCCTGGGGCATGCTCTACGCGGGTATCGCCCAGTCCAAGTCCACCACGGTGGAAGTCGAGGACACGACCGGCTTCGTGGAAGGCCTGAGCGCCGTCGATGAACGCCTGCTCAACCTCTACGGTAACAATGCCAACAAGGTCCGTATGTCCGAAGGGCAGTCGTTCCTGGAGGCGATCAGCCAGGAGGTCGAGAGCCAGATCTGGTACTCGAACGTCAACATCAACGGCAAGCAGTTCCACGGCCTGGCGCCGCGCTACAACTCGCTCGCAAACCCTTGCGTCGTCAGCGGGGGTGGGTCAGGCTCGGACAACGCCTCAATCTGGATGGTCACCCACGGCGACCAGCAGACCAGCGTTATCGTTCCCCAGAACATCACCGCCGGCATCCAGCAGGAGGACATGGGCCGTCAGCGCGTGCTCGATGCCACTGGCAACCCGTACTACGTGAAGGAAGAGAAGTTCACGCAGCACATCGGCATCACCGTCAAGGACTGGCGTTACACCGGCCGCGTCTGCAACATCGACGTGTCCGACCTGATTGCTGGCTCGACTGCCATCAATCCGCTGATGCGCAAGCTGTACTACAAGCTTCAGGGTCGCCGGAGCTACGGCATTGCCCCCAACGGGCAGGCAGAACAGGGCCGGACCGTGATCTACATGAACCGCACGCTGCTGGAGGCGCTCGACGCTGAAAGCACCAATGCGCGCGGCGGTTCGACGGACAACTTCGTTCGCCTGACCACGCGTGAGATCGCGGGCGAAGAGGTTACCACGTGGCGCGGCATCCCGATCCGCGACACGGACGCCCTGCTCAACACCGAGGCTGCGGTCTCGTAAGCCGAAGAACAGGAGAAACCACTATGATCTACGACGCTCTGGGCCTGTTCTCCGACAGCCAGGCCATCACCGCCACGGCGCCTTCGACCAACACGATCGACCTCAAGGCGACCGGAACCCCTTACGGCGGTGTCCAGCTCGTGCGCGACATCGGAAAGGGCGAATGCCTCAACCTGTCTGTCACGGTGAACGAGGCGTTCAACAACCTCACCTCGCTCACCATCTCGGTCGAGACTGACGACAACTCCGCGTTTTCGTCCGCCGCAACCGTGTTCACGACCCCGGCGATCCCGCTGGCGTCGCTGGTGCTGGGCTATTCGGTGCCGATGCTGACCGAGTTCCCCGAGGGGACCAAGGAGCAGTACGTGCGGCTGAAGTACACGGTTGCCGGCACCGCTCCCACCACTGGCAAGATCACGGCCGGTGTGGTTGCGGCCCGCCAGACCAACTTCGTCGGCGGCCAGTAACATGGCGGCCCCGAAGACCTACCGTGCTACGGCCACGCTCTATGTGGATGAACGCTACATCCGCGCGGGCGAGCGCTTCACCACTGCCACCAAGCCGGGTTCGGCTTGGGAAGAGGTGAAGGGCAAGGCAACCGATGTCTCGCCGGCCCCGGCCGACGACTGACGGGGGGTGGGGCCGGGAGTGAAAGCTCCCGGCCTCTAACCACATGAAAGAAGCCCTAACTCAAAGCGTCACGCTCAATTTCAGCTCTGTTCCGGAGCGCCGTGGGCAGATCGAGGCAGCGGTACCGCTCGCCTCCACCACGGACCTGCAATCGCTCGATACGCGGGTGACGACGCTGGAGAGCGATCCGATCTCCCGGGCAAAGCTGAGGTTCGTATCATGACCGACGTGTGGGGCGCTCTCGCCCAAGCCGCGCCGGCTGCAACGACGCTGACGGCGGCTTACACGGTGCCCAGCGCCAAGCACGCCACCGTGGAGGTTATCATCTGCAATCGCGGCGCGGACGCCACCGTGCGGCTGTCTCACGCAATCGGCGGGGCAGCGGACACGGCCGCGCAATACCTGCTCTACGACCTGTTCATCGCGGCGGGGGAGAGCAAGGCGACGGCGCGATTCACGCTGCACGCCACCGACGTTATCCGGGTCTACGCATCCACTGCTAACGTGTCCTTCAACGTGAACGGGATCGAAGAAAGTGACTGATCGGAGACTTGCACATGTCTGATGGCGATCTGAATGGCGAGCGCGGGGAACTGCGTGCCACCATCGAAATCAAGCGGGCCGCGACCGGAAAGGTCGAGACCTACGAGCTGGTCGGCTTCTCCGACCCGGCCGACCTCGACGCCTTCCTAGCCGACCCCGCTAACGGGCTCAGGGTTTCTGGAGAGGCGCATCTCGCCCGCGAAGTGGATGAGGCCGACCTGATCGATCAATCGGCCGTTGTGGACCAGGCGGCGGTCACGTCCACCGTCACCGTCACCGGTGCGACGACCGAGCGGCGCTATTCGGACGGCACCATTCAGCGCAACATCTGGGGCAGTGAGGAAGAGGCGCAGGCCTTCGCCGCCTCGGTCAACGAACAGGGAGCCTGAGCGATGGCCGTTACCCACTCCACCGCCGCCCGCAACGCCGCGACCGACGCCGTTACGGCGCTGATCAGCACGTCGGGAAAGCTCAAGTTCCGCCTGACGGGCACGGTCGGCTCGCCCGGCACGGCTGTTGCGACGCTGAGCCTCTCGGCCACCGCGTTCGGAGCCTCCTCATCGGGCACCGCTACGGCGAACAGCATCACCTCGGACACCAACGCCACCGGCAACGCCTCGGCGGTCGCCACGGCCACGCTGGAGACCTCTGGCGGAACCGTCGTGATCCACTGCGCGGTGGGTTCGTCGGGTTCGGACATCAACATGAGCAACGGCCTGACGGTTGCGGCCGGCGACACGGTTTCCTGCTCTTCGCTGACCTACACCGCCCTCAGCGCCTGACCTGCCGAAGGGGCTAGGCAATGGCCACCAGCCTCGCCAATCCGACCAACTCGGGTTCGATCACGATTTCCAACGGCGGTCTTACGGCCGCTATATCAGGTTCTTGGGTCGGCCCCGCGATTGGCGACTGCCGGTTCTTCTCGGGCCACAAAAACGTCTGGTGCGTAACGGTCGATGCACTGGGCACGAGCCCGAACATTCAACTCGGCGTCACCGACAGTCTGAACCAGACCTTCTCTGGCCCGGCCTTCATCTTCTGCACGTCGAGCCAATGGGGATTGCAGATCGGCGGCGGCTCTCCCTCGTTCATCGTTTCGGACCCCACGGTCGCGGGCGACAAGTTCTACTTCGCCTTCGACAGCACCTCTAAGAACCTGTGGGTCAAGAAGAACAGCGGCAACTGGAACAACAGTGGCACGGCTGACCCGGCCACCGGAACGGGGGGCTATGCCGGCACCTTCACCGGAAACTTCTGGTTCCCTTACATGGCGGCGTCGGGAAGCGGCACGGCCAACCAGTGCACATTCAACTTCGGCGCGACCTACATGGCCGGGTTCACCACGCCGAGCGGCTTCCTGGGCTCGGATTGGAGCCGGCAGGTCTACACCTCGGGCTCGCAGACCGCGCCAGCCAGCTTCACCTCCATGAACTGGGGCGAGGCTATCGGCGCAGGTTCGTCCGGCGCGGCGGGATCTGGCACTGGCTCTCCGGCCACCGGGAATGGCGGTGGCGGCGGTGCCTGGGCGTCGGTCAAGAACCTCGCCCTCACAGCCGGCGCAGCGTTCACCTACCAGCTGGGCGCCAGCAACGGCTCGGCGACAAGCACGGGGGCAACCACCGTGACCGTGTCCAGCACCGTCGTGCTTCGCGCGGCTGGCGCCGGGGCAAGCACGACATCGGGCGGCACGACGGCCAACTGCATCGGGGACTTCTCGTTCGCGGGCGGTGCTGGTGTAGCTGGCTCGACCAGCACCTCATCGGGCGCGGGCGGCGGCGCGGGCGGGCGCGGCCTGCAATCCGGGTTCTGGAGCCTGACGGGGAGCGGCGGCAATGGCTCCGGCGGTACGGGCGGCTCCGGCAACAACGGAACCACGGCGGGCACGACCAACGCAAACGGTGCGTCCTCCACTGCTGAATACGGCACGGCGGGCTCCGGGTCGGGCGCAGGCGCGCCGACCACGAGCGTCGCCGGGCTCACCGGCGGCAATTACGGTGCAGGCGGATCCGGCGGGCGGCGCTCGGGGAGCAGCGGGGGTGCAGGCGCGGGCGGGCTGCTGGTGCTGTTCTGGTACACGGCTGTCGCATCGCCGGTTACACATGCCACCACCGGCGCTCTCAACGGCCAGATCGGCTCAGTCTCGGGCGCATCGGTTCACAATGCCCCGCATCCGGCCTCCGGGGCGCTGGCAGGGCAATATGGGTCTGTCGCGGGTACTTCGGCCCATGTTGCCATTCACGGCGCCAGCGGGGCTTTGACGGGGCCGGGAACGAGCCTTGCGGGGGTGTCCGCCCGCTTCCGGGCGCACGACGTATCAGGAACGCTAACTGGGCAGGTTGGCAGCGTCGCCGGCACGGCGGCGCGCACGCCTGGCTTCGTAAGCCATGCAGCAACTGGAGCCCTGTCAGGGGTGGGTGCCAGCGTGGCTGGAGCGGCGGCCCGGTTTCGCGCCTTCAGCGCTACGGGCACGCTCTCCGGCTCCGGAGCGGTGGTCGCGGCTACAGCCACGCTCAACAAGGCGCATGCTGCCTCTGGGGGCTTGCCTGGGCCGGGCTCCGCCATTGCCGGCGCTGCTTCTCGTCTCCGCGCTCACGCGGCCAGTGGAGGGTTGACGGGGTCCGGCACTGTCCTTTCGGCCACGGCCACGCGGTTCGCCGCCCACGCAGCCAGCGGCGCACTGGTAGGCTCTATTGGCACGGTGGTTGGCAGCGCGCAGCACCCCCAAACCCATGCCGCTACCGGCGCCCTCACCGGACAAGGGGCGCTCATCGACGGGGCGGCCAACTCCCCCTTCCCGCTCGAAACCCCCCGCGCGCGGTTCATTGGCTCGTTCGTCACCCGCTTCGCCTCCTGAGCGCGATTCAAGCCCGATTGCCTGAAGGGTAGCGAGAGGCTCGCACCTTTCGGAGATCCTCGGATGGCCTTTTCGCCCAAACCCGCCGGCAGCGCCCGCATCAACGTCTCCAGTTCGTCCCAGAGCGTCCAGGTCGCCAACCGCGACCGCCGCATCGTCCGCGTCCATAACGATGGCACCGCGACGGTCTGGCTTGCCTTCGGCAACAGCGCGGTAACCGCCGCTGTGGCGACCGGTCTGCCGGTCGGGCCGGGTGTGTCGATACTGCTGGATGTGGGCTCCGGCGACGGGAC